ACCTTCATCGTAATCATCCAAGTACCAGCGGGGTAATCCATACCGAATACTTGTTGTTTATCTCTTTCAGGGTCGTCAACAATCCAACTTTCAACCACATCGACATCTTTTAAGTATTTACGCCCGTGTTCCAAATTGGTTTTATCAAGGAGTTTTTCCTTCATAAATTTTTGTTGTAATTTTTTGATTGTATCTGATGAGAAATACACATAGTAGATTTCACCAGTAATCTCATTACGACGAATAATCATCTTGTCCGGAATCATAGCCGGTCCAACAACTAATCTCTGTTCGTTGTTAAATACTTGAAATGCTGGAACACCTTTAGTTGAGAACTCTTCATTCGACATATTCTCATATTGTTCGATAGTTCTTTCAACCCAAGGCAAGGCTTCAACACCACCCCAAGCATCCATAGCTAATTTACCACATCCATCCTCGTACGACTTACTTGATTCTAAATCGACAGTATGTCTTGAGATATAAGCTTTCATTCGTTTAACGGTCTCTATTGAGATAGGTTTTCCTTGAGCTAATTGTTGAGCTCTAACCTTACCTACTTGAGTCATGCAATCATTTGGATTACCTGTTCTCTCAATATAATCTAAAGCTGATTTGGCATTGTCTTTTATAAGTTGTGGATAGTCAGTATAACTGAAATACTCATCAACTACATAACTACCATCCTCACTCATTTCTTCTTTTATTGGAACACAATTTGGACTTCCATCTTCTTTTAATCCAATTGCTTCGTAACCTTCCCAACAAGCATCTTCTAAACCAGCGGCTAATACAGGTTTTCTAACAACCTTTTTCGTTACTTGGTCTACATAAGGTGCTAATGCAGATACATTTGGATTACCTTCGGCATTAAAACCAACTCGTGGGGCATATCCTGCCTCTCTTGCTGATGTTGTTAAAGTATCAGGACCCGGCATATCATCCTCTTCTTCTAATCCTTTTCTTACTGAAGCTTTATTGATAATTTCAGTATCAGCGGCATACATAAGTTGAACCCATCTATGACGACAGTTGAATGAACCTCTCCATTCAAACATATCGTATCCATCAGGTCCAACAGGGTTTTCATTTGCTAGACTCATCGAATTTATATCTTCGATTCTAAACACACGATTAGCTCTCATCATTTCAGCACAGAAAGTTCTGTTTTTACTATCTTGAGGTCCAACATATTTGTATCTAAATTTTACAGTAGGAGTATCTTGTGATGATGGTGCATTTGGGTCTGCAATGATTGCAAATTCTTTTTTACCAACAGGTCTAACTGATACAATCTTAAACCCCTCTTTTTCAAGTAATCCTTGAGGTTCTCCATAAGAGTGGAACATCTGTATCACTTGAGGGATTTGTTCGTCTGATAAGACATAATGAGAACAGGTTTCTTCCTGAACTCCAAAGTACTCAAAAGCAGCTTCGTGAGCCGGCATATTAACTAACGCAATTCCGTCTAATCCGGCTTGGTCGTCATTATCCTCTATTAGTAATTCTATAATTTTTGGAGTCATTACTTATAAATATCGTTTTTAATTAAAGTGTTAAATTTTATAGTTCTGAACGAAATTTTTGTAATCGGTCAAACATTCCTTGATTCGTAATATCTTGAGAAACGACATAAGCTTTCTGTGGTGCTTGATTCATAAACATCGATAAGTCCATACCCGCTAGTGGATTTGTAGTTAATTCTGCAACTCCTCCTGAAGCGAATCTTGCCCCACCACCCATTTGGTTGATTGTAGATAAAAGAGGTCTAAACATCGATGTTGATGCCGCGTTAATAACTGACTCACCATTCGACAACATAGCCGGAATTGAATCAGACATTCCTGTACCCGGTCCGAATACCATACCTCCTGTTGCCAATCCTTTTGGTTTAGAAACTCTTGCACCATTATCTGCAGGAGCCGCAGCACTAGCAGTACTTGCAGCTCCTCCGGTTGGAACCTGAACTGATATTATATCTTTAACTGCCTTGAATCCAACTAAACCTGTTGCAATTGCTTGAGCGATTGCATATCCCGGTATTGGTAATGTTCCAAATGCCTTTAACTGACCTGCGATTGCTGCGTAGGTATTGATTAACGACGCCGCAACAGCCAAACCTTTACCTGCTACAGTATTTTTACCCACAAGGTCTGCAAGAGCCCCAACGGCAGCACCGGTCGCATTTAATAATGCTTGTTGTGCTTGGAATTTCTTTTGTTCAATCGAAATTTGAGCTTCAGCATTTGCCGCTTTATTTGCGGTCTGTGCATCCTCTAACGCTTTTCTCTGTTCTGCAGTAAGGGTTTCGTTCGCTAATTGAGATTCAAAAAACATTCTGTCTTGTTCCACTTTAGCATCTAAGATTCCCTGTTGTAATTCAAAATCACCTTCAGCAGCAGCCATTTTATTATCATACAATGCCTGTGCCTTATCTCTATCCGCTTGAACTTGTCTTTGTGCTTCAGTTTGAACCTCAACAGTTAATTTTCTTTGTTCCGTCGCTAATGACTGAAGTCGTAATATCTCCTCATTAGTTAAACCATCAACAGACATTTTTTTCGCTTGTAATAACGCAATCTCATCATCAATAGCCTTTTTACGAGCATCGAAGGTTTCTTGAGTTACTCTACGAACCTGAGTTGATTCCTCACCATACAATAATTTTGATTCAGCAAGAGTAACCTCTAAATTATCTAAAAGGATTGCATTGGATTCTTTCGCTTCAGCAATCTTTTTATCATTAGCCTCTTTTCTGGCATCCTTGTCTTTTTGAAGTTCCTCAGAGACAATTCTGTTGATTTCGTCTTTTTGTTGTTTTGCTACTTCAGTAGATATTTTCTTACCTTCGTTTTGTAATTGAAATTGTTTTTCAAGTGCAGTTCTTAATAGTTGTTCACTTGTGTCTTCTTTGTTTTTTTCAAGTGTAATGATTGCGTCGATTCTCTCCATCGCCGCTTGTTTCTCTTTTTGTTGTCTGTCTTTAGATGCTGCGTCTCTTTTTTGTTGAGCCTCTTTCGCAGCAGCGTCTTCCGCTTTATTAGCCTCCGCTTGAGTATTATATCCTAACTCAAGATAAGCGGCATTCGCGTCCTTATTCTTTTGTTGTTTATCAATAAGGTTTTTTGTTAAGGCCTTGGCCCCTTCTTCATTAACCTTACCAATATTTTTATTATATTGTTTTTCCGCATCAATAGCGTCTTGATATGCTATATCAGCGTCTTTTTTAGCGTTTGCAAGAGTAGTTTTCTTAATTTCTAATTCAGTAGCACCATCAGCTTTCATTTGGGCTAATTGTACTTTTCTTCTTCGTTGAAGGTCTTTTGCGTTTAAGTCAAGTAATTGATTTTGGTCTTCTAATTCTTTATTCAAAGATGCTGTCGCTTTCTCGGCATCTTTCGAACCATCGGCAAATTCCATCAATGCGGATACTGCGGTTCCAAGTAATACAACTAAAGCACCAATACCTGTGGCAACTAATGCCGCAGCAAACGCTCTTGCTCCAACAGCTGCCGCTCCCTCACCTACACCGACAGCAACAAATGATTTAGCTAATCCATTATTTAATGTGGTGTATAATTTGGTAATACCAGTAGCTCTACCGATATTTGTGAATATCTCTTTGAAGTCATCAGCGGTTTCTCCTAATTGGAATCGAAGGTCTTTAAGTGAGAATGAACTAAAGGTCTTTAATAAAGCAATTCCTCCATTTAATTTGGATGCGAACTCACCAATAGGACCAGGTATTAACTGAAATGATGTTAATAAATCTCGTGATTTTGCATTAGTTTTTGCCAACGCATCTTCAGTTTCACCTAATTTACTTGATAATAATTGAAACTCTGCAGTCCCCTCTCTAGTTGATTGTAATTCCTTTCTTAATACACGAATCTGTTGAGCAAGGGATAAGGTTTTATCCGATGCTAATTGAACATCTTTAGTATCAAAATCGAATTTTATTTGTACTTTATTTATTGCCATCTATAATATTTTTTTGAGATTCCGTATAAAGGAATGGAAATACTTTTATGTTGTTTTGGACCTCCCAAAATCTAGTTCGAGGTATAATGTTTGAAATGTGATTTCTTAAATTATCGATAAGGTTTGGGTATAAGGTTGGGTCAGTTATAACCTTATTTGTTAGTATTTCATCCCCCTCGGTTACTATGTATTTTAATTCTATATTACTCATACTATAAAATATCTTTTTTTCGTTATTTAGACACATTATTTAATAGGTCTATCTTTTGTTGGAATCTCTCTTTTAATTCAACAGGGACAAAATCTCGAACC